TTACCTGTCCTAATGATGTCTGTCAATTCTTTCGCTCTCTGGCCTACCTTGAAAGCGTATTTTCTATCCAGTCGCTCGTCGGCCCCGCCCTCGTAGTCTCTGTCCTCGAACGCTTTGATCATACGTTTGAACTGGCGGAACCGGGTAAGACCAAGATTAAACACCAGGTTTATACAGGCGTCCCTTCTGGCGTCGTCCATCATCCTGAACCACGAATACCTATTCAGCTCGGTCTCTGACCTGGCTATATCATTCCTAAGCAGGTACATGATCTCGTCATCAGTCAGAGGGTTGTCCTCGAGGTTTCTTCCAACGCCCACCGAGATTTTCCCCGCACTGCACTCATAGGGCAGACTTCTCTTACCCTCGTGCCTTATTAGCATTTCCTCGAGCCTACTGATCATCTTCGTATAGCTCCAAATCTAAAAGAAACTGCGCCTGGGCGTGTAACAGCCCCACGATTGTATGAACATCCAAACCAAGATCAAGAGCCTTGGTGCTGAGATTAGTTAACTCTAGGTCGTATGCATGCATAACGCCGAAGTAATCATCTAAGCCCGAGTCTTTAGGAAACTGCACCACATTGTCTGTCATGAGCCTATCCTGCACGGATCGATTAAAGTTATTCCGGTCGTTAGTAGAACCGCAGTTCTCGCGCCGGCGCGCACGTATGTCATTGGGAAACTGCAATACCATTTCAAGTCCTCCGCTACTCCTCTGGTTATATCGCCCAGTTGGTAGCCATCCTTGAGGTTATTGCTAACCGCGCAGCTCATCAATGCGAAGGAAATCATTAACCACCAGGTCCCGGTAGTTATCCATCGAGTGATCCGAGACACTGTCCCCAAGTCCCCAATCTTCCTTAACATAGTCACGCTCCGGGTTAATAATCGTGCGCCCGTCATTATCAAAGTAAACCATCGTCTGATTATCATCTGGCCGATAGCACATTTTGGGTATTCTGGTAACAACATCGGACCCGCAGACAAATGAGATCTGCTGCTGCAAGTGAGTCATCTTCTGTTTAGAGCCAGCAACGAATACATTGGGCTTACCAAAGCACACCAGGGAGAGATCTGTGAAGTCTTGCGAGCAGTGAGCTGAGAGCTCAGCCAAAGCAGCACCGAGAGAATGGCCGCAGAAAACGGTTCTTTTGTACGGGTCTAGTAACCGGCGGATGCGCTTCCAGACCGACTTGTGAGCCATCACAAAGCCCGCGTGAGCCCATCTACGGTTATACCTATAGGGTAGAGCGGATACGTTGAAAAACCAATCCTGTGGCTGCTGTGTGCCTCTGAAGACGACGTAGTTTACGTTCTCTCCGATGACAACATAGGCAGTCGTTGAGGTCCACCAGGATTCAATCCTAATGCTATTGGGGATGCCTTTATAGGCCTGTAGAGCGTAGTTCGCAGCCCGCTCTATATGGGTCCTATTCGCCGCAGGTAATTTCAATGCGGTTCGGGGCCACTGCGACAGCCACCGCCTCACGATTAGCGGCACGAGACTCAGCCGGGAGCTCACAATATCTTGAGACAGCATCCGCGACGATCTGAGTCTGACTGCAAGAAGCCAGGAACAGCATAGGGATTATCAGTAGATTTCTCATAATTTCACCTAGAAGTAGTTAGATAGAGCTGCTGCAATAGTAGCGAATAGAATCCAGAATATCCTCTCGGCGTATCTTCCGCTCATGCTCAGTGACAGATTATGCACCTCAGTCTCGATCCGGTCTACCTTGCGATCTATATCAGACTGACGATTAAATACCGTGACAATCCTCTCCTCGACCCTGGCAAGCTTAATCACCGCGTCCTGGAGTAAATCTATTTTGTCCTCTAGTCTGCTGAGCCTGTCTTCCATCTACATCACCACATTCGCTTGGTCATACTCTCGAGGGATCTCGTAGGTGCAAGTCATGAGCTTGCCCCCCTCAGCCTTATAAACAATTAGGTCCATCGTGTGCGCTGAATTAAACCCCATACTAGAATGCCAGCGGTCTGGTGGAGCCAAGCACCCGTGCTTAGACACGGTGCACCCTTCAAATTCCTGCAATGAGGCATGATGCCAATGGCCCACTAAAAACTGCCTGTGAGTCGTCTCACCCCAATCTTTCGGCATATCCCTGGGCATGATCTGGGCTAATTTAGCCGCCTTGATTTTATCGCCGTGATGGATGCCCAAAAGCCACTTATTCCATCTCACGTAATGCACATACTGGGAGGATTTTAGCACATTTACTCTGGGCTCATTTCGGAAGTAGGTCTCCAAGACAACCTGGACCGCGAGGCTAGTGTGGTCGTCGTGATTACCCCTAGCGACCACTAACGTCACGTTATCAACCTTGGTCAGCATCTGCTCGACGCCGTTCATCAGGACCTGGGCACAAGCTCTAAGTTGATCCTCGTAAGAGCACGACATATCTACCAGGGTGCCCTTCGTGGTACTCGCCGGGTTACCCCTATCAGAATGCGCCAGGTCTCCCAATGAGACTAGGAGACCATTCTTGGCCTCTGGCATCTGATCCACTAATGCACAGATCGCCTCGTCTACCTCTCTGGTTGCCTTGCCTACATTGAAGTCTCTATCTCCTGTCTGCTTGCGGAACGCGAGAGAACCTATGTGCGCATCCCCAATGATAATACTGGGCATGAGGTCATCCTTTCGGACCTTCTTACCCTTAGCCTTTCGCTTGACCGGGATAACGCCCTGACAAAGCTGATCAACAAAAGCGTTAAATGCGTCGGCCTTTTCTGCCTCTGAGGCTGTCCTCTTCGTTTTTAACCAGGTCTTGTTCCCGTCGGGGTCAGCGGTATATACACTTCTACCGATTACGCTCTCCCCTGGCCCGACTAGGTGTCTGCTGTCGAAGTGCTCTGTGTAGCCGCCGGCGGATGCTCTGGCCTTTACACCGTGAATGATGTTTCGTACCGTCGCCGGGGTAACATCAAGCGATATTGCAGCTCGTGATGCGTTTCTTTCACTGTTTTCCCACGCCTCTACTACTTCGCGCTGTCGTTCTGTCTTGGCGTAATCTATTAGACTCATTTATATTACTCTTTAACGCATTCTTAAGTTTTTTTCTGATCTTGTAAAAGCTGCCCAGATTCTGGCAAGTATAAGTATTTTATTTTACTATTTTTAATGGTTTTTACTGCGTCATCAAAAGTTTCCACCAATGGTTCACCCGCTAAATTAAAAGAAGTGTTCAGAAGCATAGGAATTCCAGTTAAATTATAAAACTCTTTTATAAGATCATAATATGCTGGATTCTGCTCCCTCTTAACTGTCTGAACTCTACAAGTTCCGTCCACATGACTGACAGCGGGAACCTTATCAATATATTCGTCTTTTATCTTCATCGCGTACATCATAAACGGCGATTCTTCTATTCCAGCCGTTTCGAACCATTCCTCAAAATGCTCGTGTAAAATAGTCGCAGCAAATGGTCTAAACCATTCTCTTTTCTTAACTACATTCACGATTTCTTTTCCATCTGGAACTCTTGGATCGAATAGTATTGATCTATTCCCGAGCGCTCTCGGCCCCACCTCTGATCCACCCTGATAAATCGTGACAATATTGTTTTCACAAATTAATTTCGCCACGTTTTCCGGGCTTGCTAGAGTCGAGTGCATTCCGTGATCTTTGCTGATCGGTCTGCTTTTTCCAAGATATAAAGACTTTAATGGTCTAACTTTAGTGTCTTGAGTTTCTTTATGCCAATGCTTTTTTGCTAAACCGATCGGAGTTCCGGCGTCTGTGCATATTGGATCGAACCAGAAATTAATCTCCGGAAACTTTTTAGTAAGAAAATAATTTGTGACGCAGTTCATTCCGTAGCCTCCAGAAAATACTATATTCTTTTGGCCTGTTCTTTCTATCGCTTCTTGAACCAGAGAAGCAACTGCGTTCTGCGTGTCGTGCTGTACTCGCCATGCTAAGTTTTTAGCTGTATCAGTCAATTTTGATTCGTCTTCGTGCCACTCGTTTGGATTCTGCGGATTAGCTAAATTCTCATACATTGTATCTATTAAAAAAGCGCCAGCAGGATACATTGGGGCAAATACATTTTTATCTGCTCTGGTTCCGTAAAGCATCTGCGGAATGTCTTTGCTTTCTTTTCCGTATGGTGACAGTCCCATCGTTTTGCCCGCTTCAATAAATCCGAACCCGAGATAGTAGGTCACCGCTTCATATGCTTTGGTAATAGTCACCGCATCATTGAGTTCTAAATTTTCTGTCTTTATATTAGCGCCGTCTTTATTTCCTGCGTATTTTTTTAAAACTGGCTTGAACTCACTCGGATACCCGCATAAATAAATAGACTCAGTTTCATACCCTTCTGAATAATTAACTTCATGATTACTTCCAGCACCATCGACTACTATCGCCGCAGCAGTTTCAAAACCAGAATTGTAAAACGCAGATGCTGCGTGCCCCAAGTGATGCTCATGTCCAAGATTGTAAACCTGAACTTTAGGATACTTTTTTCTCACTAGAGCTGAATATGGATCTTCTCCAGTCCACGGTAGAGATGGAAACTCTATCGAAGTTCCACCGAGAAGCAATACGTCTATTCTTTCCTCCATCGCCTCAAGCATTGCTGCAAAAGGATTGCCGTCGTATTTATGCCGAGACAATCTTTCCTCTTCTATAAAGTAAACCAGCTCTCCATTCTTAACTAGAGCAGCACTCGCGTTGTGTCCCGGATTGATTGCCAATATATTCATTTTTGCTTCCCCGTATGTTTTGCTTTATTTGCTCAATTATTGATTCAACTTCTTGCTCTGTGTAATCGAAGCAGTGCTGATTATATTTATCAGCCAGAGATGCGTCCTGCTCGGCAAGTCTTATCGGCGAGTACATCTTTTTGACGTTTTGCCTTTCTACAATATGAAAGAATTCTGGATAAGTTATATTTTTCGTGAATGTCGATCCTATAAATACCGTTCCTGGCTTATTAAATGATCGAGCTGCGTGCTGACCAAAAGAATCGCATCCGATGAAATAACTAGACTCTGATATAAGAGCAATCCATGCGCGTAAATCTGCACCGAACTTTGCTGTGTATTTATCCTGATCGACGAACTGTGATTCTTCACCCATAAAAAGAATCGCAAACTCTTTCGAAAGATCTTTAACGATTCGAAGATACAAGTCTTGCGGAATTGATCTGTTAGAGTTGTCGTATATTTTATCCATACCCTTCTGCGATGACCTGCCGAATGGCTGAATTATTACGACTTTTGTTTTTCCTGATCTCTGCGCCATCTCTTGCAGAGTCATTCTTGCGTTTTCTCTTTCGTTTTGATCTATCACTAGAAACGGATCACATAGATCGGAATGGTCATCTGTATCGTTTAGGCATTCGTCGAACGCTTCTACCAAAGATTTATGCTGCTTAAAGTACGATGGCAGAATATACGGTTCTGGCTTTATTACTTCATCTGACTTTTCGAAATAATTTGAAAAAGCGCCAGCAGACTCGGCAGGAAATACTTTATTCGATAACTGCTTTATACCGTAAAGAAGAGAACTCCAGCCATAGACAAGAATTCTCACTTCGTGTTCTTTATTGTTGCTGATATATTTTATTAACGATGGAATAGCCGCTATTACGCGCCCAGCGCCACCGTCAATAATTATGACTTTTCTCATACTACCCCCGGTTTTATCTTTTTAGAAACTCAGACTTGGAAAGACTACATCTTCTGGATTTTCAAAAGCAGTAGGAATATCTCTTAACGCTTGTCTATACGCTAAGAGTTCTTGCTGCTGTTCCTCAGTATATAACGAATATCTGTCTGTAATCATTAATAAATCTGACTCCGCTAGAAGCATATCTCTATGATTTCTAATATCGCTCCATTCTGGTATAACAGGCTCTATAACTTTATCGCTATAAATGCCGTCTTTATATATATCACCGATAGCGGGTTTTCTTCCGTTTTCGTCAACTGGAGTTTCAATATATCCCTGAGAGTCTGCCCATTCTCGGCTTTCGCTATAGGTTAAGTTTAGAATTTCTCCAGTGTCTTCATTCAATAAGCCGTACATTTTAATAGTCATCTGAATCACCATGTATAAATTCTAACAAAACCATTTCCACCGTTACCGCCGCATCCACTGTTAAAATTACCAGCCATTCCACCGCCGCCACCGCCGCCAGCACAACCTCCATTTCCTCCGTGACCAGCGTATGTATTTGGTTGATTACAATTTTGTGCCGCGCCACCGCCGCCGCCTTCGCGGAACCCTCCATTACAACCGTTTATACCTTCACGATTACTTGCACAGCATGGAACTGCTGCGCAACAACCGCAGGCTCTGTAACTATATGTAGTTACTCCTCCGACTTCATTAAGGTAATATTGACTTGTACTGGCTGTATCTGAAATAGCACCGCCTCCAATGCCTCCCTTTGTATAATTATCAGAGGAATTATTGGTAGCCCTGCCTCCTGCTCCTCCACCGCCACCGCCATAATATGAATTACCACCATCAGCAGTTCTACAGCACCAAGTTGGTCCAAAATGACAAATTGTATTACCTCCAGCACCTCCCCCCCAAACACTAGAAGTCGCCATTTCAGATAAGCAACAATTGCTTATATTACCGCTTGAACGGTGTAGTAATCTGCCACCGCCAAGAGAAGGGTATCCTGCTCTATCATTTCTAACGCAGTAGGATTGGCAAAAACCATATGATTCGTCAATAGTGCCGCCATATCTAGTATAGCCACCGCCTTTACCATCAAAAGCATCTCCACCCCATGCAACGATATTCTTAAAGCAACTATTTCCTCCGCAAGTTCCTTTTGCATGACTAGCAGCGCAACATCCTCCATTACCTCCAGCTCCAACTGTTACTGATTCAGTTGCTCCGAGTTCTGACGCTTGAAAATAACCAAATTTATAAGCGCCGCCACCGCCTCCCTGTGCATCTGGGTCTGTTAGATTGCTGCATGTCCTACCGCTTTGACCGCCAGCACCAGCACCCCAAATTTCAGCATAAATAAGATTCGCGCCTGTTGGCTTAGTCCATGTTGCAGATGTTCCGAAGCATTGAACATTAATAGCAGAAACAGAATCCCATGAAGCATCTGTGCCGTTTGTTGTTAAATATAAACCAGAATTTCCTGTTTGGTCTGGTAATGATTCAACTGGCGCCCATGAAGTATTTGTGCCATCAGTTGTTAAATATTCTCCTGCATTTCCTGTTTGGCTAGGATATACAGCCTTAGTATCTAGCTGAGTCTGCGCGTCAGATGTCAGGTTAGATGTGTAGTTAAGCGTAGTCGCTGTGCCTGTGTAGTCAGATATTTGGCTGACTGTGACTGAGGTTGCTACTGGTGCGACACTGACCCAAGCTGCGCCGTCATAGACCTTCATCGCGTCTGAAGTGGTGTTGAAGTACAATGCGCCTTCCACCAAAGCACCGCCTTGGTTGTCCACTGAAGGATCAGAAGCTTTCTCACCCAAGTATCTAGCATCGAACTCATCGTACTTGTCAGAAGCATCAGTTGCCGATCCAGCCGCCGCTGTAGCAGAAGCTGAAGCCGCTGAGGCACTTCCTGCTGCGGCTGTAGCATCAAGACCCGTTTGCACCCTATCAGCCGCCGTAGCAGTAGCATCTAGCCCCGTCTGCACCCTATCGGCAGCCGTAGCAACCGCATCAGCCGCAGTAGAGGCCGCATCAGCGTTGGTTGTAATTACATCTAGCCCTGTCTGGACTCTATCAGCGGCAGTTGCTACGGCATCGGCAGAAGTAGCCGCAGCATCAAGACCCGTCTGTACTCTATCGGCAGCAGTAGCAACCGCATCTGCATTGGTCAAGATTACATCAGCAGCGGTAGCGGCAGCGTCAAGACCTGTCTGAACTCTATCAGCCGCAGTGGCAATCGCATCAGCAGAAGTGGCGGCAGCATCTAAACCCGTCTGCACCCTATCAGCCGCAGTAGCAATAGCATCGGCAGCCGCTGCATTCTCACTGACCAAAGCCGCTGCTGCACTAGCCGCTGCTGCTACTGCACTTGCCGCTGCCGCTGCTGAAGTACCTACCCAGTAAGCAGGTGACGTTGCAGGGTCATTTCCAGTGTTAGAGTTCTGGAGAGACGTATACAGAATACCGTCTGTGCCGACTACGTTCTGGTCTTCAGAATAAGTAGCCGTAGCAACCCAAGCAAAGTTTAGAGGCACCCACCATGAAGTCTGAGACGCGGGATTCTTATTCAGGTTTGCAGTCTGGAGAGATTGGTACTGCTGGTTATCGTATGTAACCACCGCACCGATGTCATACGTGATCCCAGAGTTCCACTCAACAGAGTATAAAAGGGTCCAGAATCCGCTTGTGGTTACAGGGTTGTTGTTCTGGTTGCCGTTAATCAATGAGCGGTAATAAACGCCATCAGAGCCTAAAACCACATCTATAGCGTTGTAGATCTTAGTAGCTACCCATTGATCACCGAAGTCAGTAGCCGTCTCACCTACCGGGTCCCGGACCAATATCTGCACATCTGAGTTGCTTACCAGGACCGCCTTAGCAGTACCATCAAAGAAGATGTTAGGCTGACGACCGGCCGCAGTAAGGATCACCGGGTTGGTGTTAGGAATAGATTGGTTGATGTCGGCAAACGTAGCCTTGGGAGTAGTCGTGCCACTCTCATAGAAGTAGATCTTGCCGTTGACTAAGGGATCGCCAGCGTCATCAAAGTATTGTGTATCTAAATCGCCAAATCGAGCCATTATTCATTATCTCCAATAAATCCGTCCTCGAACAAATAGTCCGCGAGGCCAACGGTTAATATGCGGGTTCTAATGTCCGCAGGGATAGTCTCTGTCCAAGCCTTAAACTCTGGGGTGCTCATAATTGAATCCTCCAGCCTGTCTATTGGCTTTCCTTCAGCCTGCCTTACAATCATCCTCTTCAAATTCGGATTGCCAAGCATGTCTGCCGCCGCCTTTGGAACCTCTTTTGCAGTAGGAGACAAAACAGAACCTAGTGCGTTTGTTGCTCTTCCGCCTATTAGAGTTGGCACTATCCTTTGAACTAATCCGCCGTCTGAGTTATATCTTTCTAGGGCGTTAATGGCTCCGGTCCTGGGAGTCTTAGCGGCGTTAGCATAACCTTGCAAAACCACCGACAGGTTATCCAAAAACCTCTCTGCATTGTTTGGAAGATATTGCATTAGCTCTTTTCTAGCCACTGCGTTTCTGCTTATGTTTCTCCATAGAGCTGCAAATCCGGCAGGATTAATCGCCTCTGCTGTTCTTGCTCCAGATAAGAAAACATTATTCATAGCAGATGATACTGCTTGCTGGCGCATGTTTGCAGGGATTGCTTGTATCGTCTGCCTAAACGCTTCGGTCTTACCTTGGCCTAGCTGAGTTATTGCAGATGCTAATTTAGGAACCACGCTTCTTTCTAGGTCCCTTCCCATCACCTTAGTGACTACATCTTCGTAGGCCTTCCTCTCAGCAACCAAGCCCTTAGCAGTAGTCCACAGGTCGGCAATCTCGTCTCCTGCCACCCTACCGATAACGTCATCTTGAGCCCTAGTCAGGTCGCCATATAATCGACTAAGTTGGAATGAAGTTTCATCACCAGGTAGAGCTCCTTTTGATGCGTTACCTAGTCTTTCTCCTACCATCTTTCTTAGCTCATCAAGCCGAGCATAGGTCATAGGACGAGGAGGCGTTCTAGTTCTGACCCCAAATAATTCAGGGGCCTTTCCTTCAAGTTCTCGATAGAGGTCTCTTTCTATCTTGGGTAGACGATTAATCCCACCCATGTCTATCGCACGGGACCGGATATTCTTTCGCATCTCATCAAGCCCGGTCGTATCTACTATTCTTGTCCTACCAGGAACCGCTTCTGAAATCTTATCGTAGAGCTCGCTAGACTTTGAAACAGAGTCACTGATTGTTTGTTGGACCTCAGACCTAACAGCATCTGACATGCCTGCAACATCTCGCGCACCAGGACCGCCATACTCTTCGATGAAATTGGTAACCCTGTCATTTATTGCGGAAATAAATTCTTTCTCACTTTGCGCTAGTTGAGTTCCAGGTATATTTACTAAAGCTTGCTCGATCTCAACATATTGAGGATTTCCAGACACTACGCGGGCAGGTGTTACCTCTTCCAATCCGAGCTCGGTGACAGCTTGAACTTTCGATGGTTCAGGCCTAATTATATCAGTTAATACTTCTTCTTGAGCCTGTATAGG